GCAATTACCTACGACCTCGTTTTGCAGTACGGGCAGCTTGCTTAAACGCTTTAGCAGTCGGCGCTCCCTTGGCTCCGGGTTTACGCATGCGTTCTACCTTCTTCGCACCCGTCTTTTTCTGCCGCTCGATACGTTTCCTCTTTCGGTGAATATTGGAATAAAGCCCAGTTTTAGCCACTTTTGGCCCCCTTGCATTTCCAGCGTTTACGAGATAATCGAAGCGGCGAGTTTGGATTTCTTGCCGCCTTCGGGTGTTTTTTCATCTGTCCGGCTGATCGAGCACAATACGCATCAGCCTTCTTAGTCTTAGGTCGCACTCGCGGCCCACCATCAGAAGCCTTACCAGCTTGCCCGTATGAGACACGCCGTCCCGACTTGAGTACCTTTACTTTTGCCTTACCCTTGGACGGTTTCATTCTTTAACAAACACCTCATAACCATCAGGATATTTGCCCGTCTCAATCATTCCCGCGAGGACAACAGCCCTTTCACCGATTTGCGTAGACCATCGAGAATCAAGAAACTCTCTGGCACTGTCCTTATAAAGACCTTGCTCAAGATGACCCAAAGCCTTAACAAATAACTTCAAACGTGAAATGCCCATGGTGAAGCAGATCATTATCAAGGCTTCCTGACGCACTTCGTCCAAATCACCAAACCAACTAAAAGCCTGCGCCAGTTCCTTCATAAAAAGCAGAATGTCGTTTTCCAGCAAATACAAACATTCCTCATCGGACAAACCCAGACCCCCATTACGGTCGATGTTGCGTCCTATCCCCACATGTATCACCCCATTAAGTTCATAGGCGTACTTGGACTTGCCCTCGTGGATCGTCAGCATGTGTTTAAGCCTGTTCAATAGTCTCGCCCTCAACTAATTCAGCTTTGTCAGGTTCCAAACGGTTAATATTTATTTCAATAGCGTTACGCCCCGGCATCTTCTCAAAATTAGACGAAGGCAAAACCCTATCCATCAAAATCTTCATAAACGCCGCCTGATTCTTATGCTCAGTGTCTAAAGCACATTCAAACAAAACCTCTACCGCCCTCTTCTTATCAGGATGGTTGTACATGTACTCCTGAAGTTCTAACTGGGCAGCACGTTGATTCGGTGGCCGACCTATACGCTTCACTGGACGCTTCTCACCCTTTACAGGTCTACCCGCCTTAATACCCTTCTTCGGCTGCGGTTTAGTCCATGAATCCATCTGGCGCTGTGTCTCAGGGTCTATGTCAGTCATTAATGTACCGTAACATAATTAATGTGAAATGCTATTTTGTGGGGAGGTGGGTACTAATTAATAATTAGGCAGGGCCGGGGGTGCCGGGGGGCCATTTTGCTGCCCACCCCAAGCAAAAAAACACAACATATTGTGCATGGTTAAATATTGTACAGCCAATAGGTGCAAATCGGCACGAACACCACAACATATTGATTTACTATTTCCGGTAAATATCAATACCGGAATTATCTGTACAATTTTTGATCAGCTGCAAAAAATCGAACTGGACGGTTTGGCAGCCGGAAAGGTGCGTGATACAAGGTGCCTTACCCGACTTATTCGACATTAATCTGACTAATGCTAAATACCCTTCTCGCATCTTCTCAGGCGATATAAGCGACGATTTAACTAAAGAGGATAGATAGCCTTACTTTATGCTTCAAGCTATCTGATAACGCTATATGTGCATTAATGAATATTAAAACTATTCTTTATTGGAGTATCAGATATTTCTCGCCATACAAACTCATAGGCTCTCTTTATCTGTCTTAGTAGGAAACTTAGGTTCTCTTGATCTTCTGCCGGATATTGCTCGACCAAGATGAAAGACAAGCTAGACGTGTATACCATCATTCTATCTTCTGGCTTTACTTTCTTGTTGCAGCGTCGCAAAGTTTTGCCGATCTCTGCCATCACCTCTTCTTGTAGCTTTGCGAGTCTTTCAGCATTTTCTATCTGTGCTAATTCTTTCTCTGCATCATTCATTAATCACAATCCTCTTCTTGCCGAACCGTAACCATTGAATCGGTGTGAACTGATCAATATCAATAAACGCCATAGGCTCCATATCTTCGGGATCGTTTCTCTTCTGTGTTCCACCCCAACCGACGCGAAAGTCGCAATGAGCCAAATCAACCATGTGTGTCACATCAGTCCACTCACACACCAGCAAGGCTGGCTTATCCGTATCTTCATTGAACCGTTTGCCTGCCTGAACCTTGGCAAAAGATACCATGTACTCGTTGAACTTTGTCTTTGTGTTGTTTCGGTACTTCACTTCGACCCAAGCCTGCAAGTCATTGCCGACCATTGCCGCATAATCGAATACAGACTTACGAGGCAGTTCGACAAACTCAGCACCCCACATCTCTGCGAGCCGATCTGCAATCGCAATCTGCCGGGTTCTGTCATAAGGCGTTTCGTAAATCTTTCTAGTGTTCAAGTTCTGCCTTTATCAGTTTGAGCCACTTTATCGCGGTCGAAATATCCCGAGCCGCCGTTGTCCGATTTTCCCTTAACACACTGATTTCATTACATAATACTAGCACATTTTCGGCTTTGAAACCAATTACATCGTCATTTTCTGAATAGCTTCTCGTACAGTTTTTTCTTTCTGGTAAAGAGCGTTTTAAGTCTTTTGAGGTCTTCGTGGTTCCATTTCTTGATACGATTCTCGCTTTCAATTTCCAGCACCCTCTTTTCTCCTATGCGATTAATTAGCTCTACACGATACGGTATCAAATTGCCTGATTTGTAGTTGTTACAGGTTTTGCAGCTTGCCCATACATTTAAAGGGTCAAATCTGCGTATCGATCCGTAGGCGGCACCTCGGGCAAGGTAGTGTGAAGAGTCTCGCTGATTGCCCTTCAAATTTGCTGGCGCTGGCTTCCCGCAACTGACACACGGCTTATGTTTGTCTCTAATCCTAATATAAGCGTTAAAAACTGCCTGCGCTTCGGACAGTCTGTCGTTAATCGATTTTAAAGAATCCTTTTTGCGTCGATGTTCTTGACGCATTACCTTGTCGTATGTCGCCTTTGCCTTATCTGTCTTTCCGTACTCGCTGACACAGTGCCAGTTACAGAACGCCTTCATGTTCACAAAGAGCGTATCTTTTGCCGTGTTACGCTTACCGCAAAACTTACACTTACGCACCGATCTTTTTGACCTCTGCAATTAAATTTTCAAGATCAGTTCGCAAATCCATCAAATTGTCATTGAGCATTTCAATGTTTGCAGCTGTTTCTATAATCTTTGCGCACGCCTCTGTCGCAAGATCGCCTTTCATTTTTATTTCAAATTCATCGTTCACATGCCACCTCTGTCGGGGAAATCCGTAGATACACCAAATTTTTCACTCAATTCTCTGTTGAGCGTTTCATACACCTCACCCACCTGCCCTGTCTTTAACTGCGTTGTTGAATCAATACCGAACATTGCCTGCATAATTGGTTTAAAGAGATTGTCCTTGAAACTCTCCATCGTCCACGGGATAGCCAAAGACGGTTTCAACACCTTGCGTTGGTCGCAGCCTGCCTCATTCAGATCTTTTGCGGCCTCACGGCAATACACATGGATGGCGTTGTTCTGACGCGATGTTCTGCGCTTCACCGTTGTCATTTGTATTTGTAAATAGTTGTTTTCATTGAACTTTCTTTGTAGTTCGGCGATTGCCAAGTCACGCTGATACTCGTTCGTAATGATTGTAAACTCGCCGCTAATACTCAAAGTGCATCCCCTTGTCTGATCGGTCGCCCAACAACTGCCGCGATCTGCTGTGCTGATATAGACCGATAGAGCCTTGAAACGCATTGAATCTGTTCTTTCTAACAATCAGCCGTTGGCAGGGTGTCGTGTCACAATATTTTTGTTCATCTGGGGTTAGCTCATAACCGTACTTTTCGATGCTTTGTTTAAGCGCCTGCTTTTTCTCATCTTGCTGGCACATCATCACCACAGCAGCAACGTCAGTAATAGAGCTAGATCCACGCACTGCGTGTTTTTGCGTCGATTCGTAGTTATCTCCCGGCTTGCGAGAGTGCGCGACTAACATGATGTGCATGTCGTGAATGGCGGCCAAACCAGATAATGCAGAAACAAAGTCTCTCTGCTTGGCGTATTCTTCTTGTGCGTTCTTGGCAAACAGATCAACAAACATGAGAGAGTCCACAACAACCCGTTTGCAACCCATTTGCCCCATCGCTTCGACGGCACCTAAAACCCGCATTACAGGGATATCACCGATTTGGTCATAGCAGTAAATTCGATCCGTTGCGTACCTGCCAAAATCAGCAACAGCTTTTTGCGTCACATCCTCAGTCTGCACGCCGTTAATCATTGCCGCCATCATGCGCATCAGATAATTT